CTTCGCCAGTTTCCCCATCTTCCAACTCGGCTACCCAGACCTCGGTCCAAGCCCTCGGCCTGCAGCATGCGCGCATCTTCGTCGCTGATCCTGATCCGTGAATCGCCTCTTTGGGAAAGCGTCGCAGCCCGGCGAGACTGCGATCAGGACCAGGCTCGCAGAGGTGCAAGCCTGTTAACGACAGGGTGGGCCTGTTCGTCTGGGTCCCCGGATGAATCGAGTGGATCACTGGCCAGTTAACACGCCAGCTGTTAACGACAGGGTGGGTTCGTTCATTCGGGTGCCCGAATGAACGAGCCTTCTCTCCAGTTAACAACCTCACGTTCACGATACGTCGAGGATGCTGCATGCTTGTCAGTTCCAGGGATCGCTCGAAAACTAGTACCGCTGGGAGGTGTAACCCAAAGATTCATTCGGAGGACTGCACGCGCCGCGAGTAAGTCTCTGTCAGTCCGACGATTGACCATTTGTCAACAACCCGGTGGGGCGCGTGGAGGGGAGCGACATCGGATGTCGCACGAAGGTGAAATGCCGCCGTCCAGAAAGGAGCGGCGGCACGGTGGGGGACTAAAGCGAGCCCAGGCGGTAAGCGCGCTCATCGTCAGCGCGCCGGGCGGAATCGACACGCAGACCCATCTTCTTTTTGAGTGTGCCGCTGAGGAAGCCGCGCACCGAGTGGGCTTGCCAGCCGGTAGCTTTGCGAAGTTCCTGGAGCGTGGCGCCGCTGGGCCGCCGAAGTAGGGCCAGAATCTTGGCCGTCTTGGTGCCGGGCCTCTTAGCGGCGACTTTACCTTGGCGGGTTGGCTTGCGGGCGCGGTTTGCCCGTTTGACGGGTGCCTTTGCGGCGCGGGCGCGCTTGGTGGCGCGAGTTTTGGGGGCGGTTTCTTGGGCCGCGGTATCAACAGCGGGTTGTTCAGAAGCGTTCATAGGTGAGCTTTCTCCTTGTGGCGGCAGGTTGCCGCAGTCACGACATTCATCCCTCCAGAGGCCGGGAAACGCAAGGCAAATCTCGTGACCGGCCATCCCCGGGCGAAGGAAGGGCGATGCGACCGGCGAAACGAGGAACTGCGAACTGAGGCGGCAGTCTCAGCGCGCGGCTGGTTTGCGGCGCTTCCTTCCAGTTGCGAGCAAGCCCAGGATACGCCGATGTTGGGCGCGCGCGGCCTGCTCGTTTCGGATCGCTTGGCGGGCCAGTTCCAAATCGCTTCCCGCGAGCGTACTGAAGAACAGCCGCACGGCGCTATGTTCGCAATCCCGCCGTGCCTGCAGCTCTTTGTTCAACTGTTCACTGACCTGCTTCACGTCTTCGTCCTCCAGGTCCACCAGGAAGAGGCGGAAAATCCTCCACTGCAGACTGTCCAGAGCTTCTTCCAGCATCGCCATTCTGCCCTCGCTTCTCCGGAAGCGGCTCCGGTGCCGCAACCACCACATTCATGCCTCGATTCCAACAGAAATGCAAGCGGCATTCGCAGGACAAAGTGCTGTGGCGAAGGAACGGCAATGCGGTCGCGCGAGCGGCCGGGTATCGGAGAGAATGAGCCAAAGTGTGACGGCTTTCGAGAGCCAAGCGTCACAAACCATCGTCTCTGAACGCCTCGCTCAGGCGATGAATTCACTACGATACCCGCCAGGCGGATACATGGAAAACTCAGCCGCGATCAGGTAGCCCAGCGCATCGCTCACATGCGTGCGCAGGGGGTCAGACTTGTCCAGTTCCGTGAGCGGATTGCGGTGGGGGTCCGTCTTCCAGCACACCTGCTCAAAGTCCCGGATCAGTTCCTTACAGCGTGGGTCCACCAGCAAGCGGTGTTCCCTCGCCTGATTCCGTAACAGGGCATTAACACAGTTGAGACGGTCCTTCAATGCGGGATTGACATGGCGAACCTTGTTAGCAACCGCGAACTCGGCCGCATGCTGGTAGAGGAAATCCTTCACGATTTGCCAATCCGTACGGGAAGCAGAAGTGTGACGGTGGTCGCCGGTCGCATCCCCGTACAGGGATAAATGTAGGGGCCAATAACCCGGCCGCCAGCCACGCACTCGGTGGAGGAAAGCTTCACAAGCTGCCAGGGTATGCGAATCATTCAAAACAATTTCGTCCAACACGTGGACGACGCCATTGATCTGCTGACCGATCACTGAGCACATGGGGTTGACGTTAAAATCCAAAGACCAGAACAATGGATACCGGGAGTGAAACTGCAAAGGTTGCACATTGTATTCGGTTTGGAAGGCGTGATAGACGCGTCCGGTGCCGAGATTTTCAAAGCTGGCCTGAAACTCCTGGCGGTAGGTGCGTTCATCCAACTCATGCGCGGCGCTTTCCAGTTCCTGTTTGGAAACATTGCCGCCTTGCTCGGTGGTGAACTGGAAGGTGGTCCACTCGGACCGGCATTGTACGGCCTGATACAGGTCATGAAAGTGGTTGTATCCCCTGGGCGTGCCGATGAACAGGGCGCGGCCCTGTTTGTCTGCGAGCGCTGGCCGCAACACTTCGGTCCAGGCCTCCTGTGCGATCGATGCGTACTCGTCCAAAACCAAGAAGTCCAGCCCATCGCCACGTAAGGAGTCGTAGTTGTCCGCGCCACGCAGGCAGATCGTACCGCCCGTGATGAGTTCGATTCGCAGATCGGTTTCGTTGGGCTGAGAGGCCCAGTAGGGCCGGGTCATATGCTTGAGAGGTTTCCACGCAATGCGCTTGGCTTGCTTGTAGGTGGGAGCGACATACCAGGCCAGCCGGCTGCTGGCCCAGGCCGAACGGCACAATTCCACCTGGGCCAAGAAGGTCTTCCCGAAGCGCCGTCCAGCGACCAGGAACCGGAACCGGGAGTCGCAATTGAACACGGCCCACTGCGGCGGTTTGAGCCGGATCATGGCGGCTGCACTCCTTCCCCGTTGGCCAACAGGAAGGGCTGCATTCGTCGGGCTTCTTCTGAGCCGCGGCATAGTTATAGCACCTCCTGGGAGCGGGCACGCTCGACCGCCACCAAATCGAAGCTGCGGCCATCGTCGGCTAGCAGGGCGGCTTGACCGGTGAACTGTTGCCAGCGCTGGACAATCACGTCCGCGAACTTGGGATCGAGTTCCAAACCGTAGCAGATGCGTCCGGTAGTCTCGGCAGCCAGGAGCGAAGTGCCGCTGCCGAGGAAGGGATCATAGATCAATTCGCCGCGCCGAGTATGGTTCAAGATCGGGCGCCGCATCAGTTCCAGCGGTTTCTGCGTGGGATGGTCGAACTTATCTTCCTCCGATCCACCCATGATGAACTTGGGTGAGGGGACCTCCCAGACCGTCGAGTTCTCTCCCGGCTTTCCGTACCATGGCGCATTCTTCTTACGGACAAACCAACAGGGCTCGTGAGCGAACCAGTACAAGGTTCTGGTTAAGACCGGTCTGCCCTTGTTCCAGATGATCTGTTGGTGATGCAGAAATCCGATGCGCAGCAGGCCGTCCAGAACTTCGCGCGTGAACTTGGAGGCGTGCCACACGTAGGCCACCTGGAGGCTTGGAACGAGTGCGAAAGCCTCCGACCAGTCGGCCCGTGTGTCTGAGGAGATGGTGGTATTCGTGTGGCCCTCAGTGCGATGTTTCATGTAGCTGTGCTCGGCAGGACCACAGCCGTTGAGTCCAGCCCGGTCACGCCACTCCGAATCGAGCTCGATTCCGTACGGAGGATCGGTGATCATCACGGCAGGAGAATCGGCGCCGCACAATCGTGCCACTGCATCGGGGGCGGTGGCGTCACCACAGAGGACGCGATGGTTGCCACAGAGCCAGAGGTCTCCCAGTCTGGAGGCGGGCTCCTGCGGCAAGACCGGGACTGCGTCGGCGGCTTCATCCAAACCGGGATCAAAAAGCAAATCGTCGATCTCTTTGGAGTCGAAGCCGGTCAAAGTCAGAACAAAATCGAGATCCTTCAGTTCCTCCAGTTCCAGGCTGAGCAGTTCGGTGTCCCAGTCCGCCCAGGCGACCGACCGGTTCACCATTAGACGAAACGCTTTGACCTGGGCTTCCTTCCATTCGTCACAGAGAATGATCGGTACTTCAGCCAGGCCGAGCTTCCGCGCGGCCTTGAGCCGCAAATGGCCATCTACAACCTCCCCGCTGCTGCGGGCGAGAATCGGGATCTTGAATCCAAATTCCTGAATGGACGCCACCATCCGATCGACCGCATGGTCGTTTTTGCGCGGATTGCGGCTGTAGGGAAGAAGCTTATCTAAAGACCAGTGTTGTAGAGTCATCTCGCATAATCCTTAACTTCAAAAGAGTGTTCTCCTCGCTCAACATGGGACTCTACACGGCAAGGTTCAAGAAGTCCCCTGTTCGAGCGCAACTAGAAAGGGCGGGGCCGGTGCAGAGCCCAACTCCAAGCCGCCGCGCTCGCGCCAGCCGGCACGGCACTTCAGCCAAAAGATGGCGGACGCGGTATCACCTGCGAGGGCCTTCTTGTAGAGAGCTTGAGCGACTTTGCTATTGGCCTCCAGAGCTCCACGGTCCAGTTCCTGGCGAAAGTACTTCCGCACGGTCCTCGGCGAGAGTCCCAGAATGATCGCGATATCGTCCTGCCTGGTTCCGAAGGCCGCTAGTGACCTCACCGTGCGGCGCTGCTCGTCGGTGGGTTGAAAGGGTGGTCTGGCCATGCTCACTTCCCCTCTTGGCGAATTTCACTGGATCGAAGCGGTAGCCGCACCCGTTCCGGACGACCTCTACCTGGCCCGGTTCGGAACTCCTGCCGGTAGCCAACCCAGCCTGTTATCTCGGCTGCGATCAGGGTCACGGTGGAGCCCGGAAATGGATCATGCATGACGTCGCCGCGCATAGTGTGGTTTAGAATCGCTCGCATCAGTTCACCTTTCGCCGATCACTAGAATCGTCAACTTTAAGAAGATTTTTACTTCGCTTGGTGGGGAACTGGACATTACGGTGAATTGCCGCTAAACGCGCAATTGATTCGACGGGACTTAATGCGTCGAAAAAATATTTTCGCGGTCTGATCTGAAAGATGTTTTCCGACCGGCTTCAGTGTTTTTGCCCAACCACCCGGCTATGGTTTGGGCTTGGGATGAAGCAACCTTCTCCATTGCTCCCGCTGCTCGAACCACAGCAGGGTCGCCGTCAGCTTCCTCAGCGATGGTTCACAGATTTCTCGGCGTTGAGCTTCCTCCGGTCCCAAAAACAGAATCGCCTCCTGTATGTCCGGCGCCAAATTCAACAGGTTGATCATCTGCGTCACTCGCGAGCGCGATATCTTCGCCAGTTGCGCTAGGGCGGCGTAGTTGCTCACCTGTCCGGAGTCAATCAATTCCTCGAACTTCAGCGCCAAGGCCAGTAGCCGAGCCACGCGCGGCACTGGTTCGGCTCGCTGTGCTGTCGAAGGCGCAGGCCGGGCCGGATTCCCCATCTTCTGGGGCCTTCTTTCCGGCAAGACAAGCTTCGCTTCCCGCTCCTCGGCGAGCCGGCGCTGGACACGCTGCCAGACACTCTGTTCGATGATGGCCTCCTGCTCGCCCATGTGTTCCTGGCCCTGATACGAGACGCGTCCGACGTACAGCACATTGCTCAATAGCCGCCGTAAGCCCGTCTTTGTAAACGGCCGGCCCACATGCTCTACTCCGTCCCTGCTCTTCCAATGCTTGGTTGTCCACTCTCGCGCCTCCAGCCCAGCCAGAGTTGCGGCCAGCGATCGACATTGGAGATAGACCTCGAAGATCACTTGCACCCGTCCAGCTTCTTGATCATTCACTACCAGCCTGCCCTCAGCCGCCGCAATATCGTAACCCAGCGGCGGCTTGCCTCCTACCCATTTGCCTTTCCGCCGCGCCGCCGCCATTTTGTCGCGCGTACGGTCGGCGATCATCTCGCGCTCAAACTGCGCAAACGAGAGCAGTATATTCAGCGTTAGCCGGCCCATCGAAGCTGTGGTGTTCAGCGGCTGCGTAATCGAAGCCAGGCTGACCTGGTGCCTCTCGAAGATCTCCATCAGGCGCGCAAAATCCAACAGCGAGCGGCTCAGCCGGTCAATCTTGTAAACCAGTACGCAATCGATCTCACCGGCCTGGATGTCCGCCAACAGTTTTCGCAGCGCGGGACGTTCCAGGTTCGCTCCTGTGTATCCTCCGTCGTCATACCGCTTTCCGAGCGCTGTCCAGCCTGCCTGCCGCTGGCTGCGAATGTAGGCCTCGGCGGCTTCCCGTTGCGCATCCAGACTATTAAACTCCTGGTTCAACCCTTCCTCGGTCGACTTCCGTGTGTAGATCGCACAGCGGAAGGTCTTCGGTTCGGACTCGCCCGTTTTCAATTGCGGCGCACTACTCATGTTCTCGCTCTGCCTTGCCGGGGAGCGCGAAGAAGGAGAATCCGTTCCATTGCACGCCGCTCACCTGGCGGGCTACTGCGCTCAGCGATTTATAGACTTGCTCCTGGTAGCGAAACCCATTTTCCAAAACCTCCACCACGATGCTCTGGCCTCGGAACTGGCGCGTGAGAATCGTACCGGCCGGCGGCAGCCGAGGATCGGCGGCTTTTTTGCCCACTTCACCCGACAAGCGTTTCAAGAACGTCTCCGGCGCTCGAATCCTCAGATCTGACTCCTCGGCCAGAGCCACGGCGCGCTGACGCGCACGCTCGGATAGCGAGCCCTCGGCCTCCGCTTGCAGCCGCCAGGCGATCCGTCGCACTAGAAACGGTTTGTTGTTCGATTGCGACTCACGCCCGAATACGCAAAGGTACTTATTCTTCAACTCGGCCACTTTTTGGCCCCGCAAGGCGTGAATCTCCCGCCACAATGGTGCATTTTGGTAGCACTTTGGTTCCCTCATTTCCGCTCTCTGTTCCTCTCTGTGGAAATCTGCACACATGGCTGGAACGCCTGTCCCGCCTGCCTCAGAACACTCCCATGGACGCTCTTCTCAGTCTCTGAATGCAAGGCGGGAAGGGGGAGTTTTTTCCGTTTTGGGGGTTTCGCGGAGACCGATCAGAGTGCCCTTTTAGCGGAAGGCGCTAAGCCTTTGAAAAGACAACATTATCTATCAACTTACGGGGGCCTTGGACACGCTTTTGGAACGGGCCCCGCTTTTCCTTTTTTATAGACGGAAAAAACCTCCTCCAAGAGTCGCAGAGAATCACCAAACCGAGATACTACCGGGGACCCGGATGAACAGGCCCACCCTCACGTTAACAGGCTTGCACCTCTGCGAGCCTGGTCCTGATCGCAGTCTCGCGGGGCTGGACGCTTTCCCAAAGAGGCGATTCACGGATCAGGATCAGCGACGAAGATGCGCGCATGCTGCAGGCCGAGGGCTTGGACCGAGGTCTGGGTAGCCGAGTTGGAAGATGGGGAAACTGGCGAAG